ACACGTTGTGCTTCTTCGAATAATTCGAAACGAACCAGTCGAGAACTCTCAGCGACAGCGACTGATTTCGTATGATCTGCGTCATCACGAGCAAATTATCGCCGGTATCGAAGAAAGCGTTGAGCGACGCCAGCAAAAATTCGTTGGGATTAGAAACCATCTCTTCTACTCCGAGTCCAGATTTTTATTTAAGTTGTTTTACATGCCATGTTTGGCGCTCCAGGGGTCTAAAGATTATATGCGCATATCGACAAAAATCAATTTAAATAACATCGCAACGAACTAGTAGATAAAGATGGGTCGCATCTACAGACTCACGTCACCGCCCGGTAAGAGCTACATCGGACAGACGATTCAAAAGATAGAAAAACGCTTCGATCAACACCAAAAGCCGAGCAGCGAGTGCGTGGCGATCCTCGGTGCCATCCAGAAGTACGGGTGGGAGAACATGAAAAAAGAGTGGTTCGAGGTCCCGGACGAGGACCTGAACTTCTACGAAGAGATGCTGATCGCATTGATGGGTACGCTCGCTCCCGGTGGTTACAATCTGACGGAAGGTGGTGCCAATGGGAGACCGAGCGAAGTCACTTTACAAAGGATGAGCGACTCGTTGAAAGGTGAGAAGAATCCGATGTATGGAAAAACTGGCGAACTTTGTCCACATTATGGAAGAACTCACACCGATGAAACAAAAAAGAAGGACAGAGAAGCTAAACTCGGTGAGAATAATCCTTTCTATGGGAAAACACATACCGAGGAAACCAAACAAAAACAGAGCGAATCACAGCTCGGTGAGAAGAATCCTAATTCAAAGATAGTGTATCAGTATAATCTCGACGGCACCTTCGTGCGATCTTTCGGATCGACCGGAGAAGCGGCGCGGCATCTAAATAAGAACTTTGGGTCCCATATAGGTGCGTGTGCTCGTGGCGAACGTGAATATATATACGGATTCAAGTGGTCGTATACAGAGATGTGATTGTAAAGTAGTCTAAGATAAATAGCGATTGGACCAGGGGTCGCTTTCGTTGAACACCTTGTCGATGGTGGCAGACATGGACTCGTCGATCTTCGTCTCGATGTCCTTATCGACGACCTCCTCCTCCTCGGCCGTCACGTCGAGCTTCTCGAGCTTCGGCAACTTCTCCGGAGGTGGCAGGGGTCCCGTGGGAGGGGGCAGACGCTCCTCGGGCAGCAGGTGAGCGTCGAGACCGTCCTTCATGACGGCGGTCTTGCGGTCGGCGAAGACCTCCTTGGCGGATCGCTGCGACTCGGCGTATCCCTGCATGAGCTCGTTCAAGAACGTCTCCTGGTACTCTTGAGACTCAACGCCCATCGGATCCGGGGGGCAGGGCGCCCAGTTGCCCATCTCCATCAGGAAAATATCGACCATGTTGTCGCCCGAGCGCTGGATCCGCTTCACGAACGCCTTGGCCTCCTCCTGAGTCGCGAACACACCACGGATCTTCATGGCGAATCTGTCGGACTTCTGACGACAAAAAGAAGGCCCTACGAAACTGACGAGAGCATACCGCTGACCGGGCACCGAGATGTAATCAGATTCGAGAGTGAGGCCGGTTGGCAGTTCTGGCTGCTGGGGAACTGAAGGAGTAGACATATTTACAAGAATGGAGATTTTATCTTTCACATTTTTACGCGCTCAACCCGAGAACAGTGTGTGGAGAGCCGGGCGTTTCGCGTGCGTCTTCTTCGGTCGCCGCGGCACGCTCTTCTTTCCCGCTCGCTCCACGATCTTTTCTATGGAGAAATCGGACTGGTCGGACGGCATCTGGTTCGCGACGATGCGACGAGGCTCCGGTGCCGATTCGGGGAACAGCTCGTCGAGTATCTTCTTGGGAAGCTTCACGATCTCTCCACGATATCTGGCGCACGGGCAGCTTTTCTCGTCGAACTCTACCTTGCGAGAATAACAGCACTGCCGCATGCCGGCGGACGACACCAGGAAGTACGTGTTCGACGAATGATGGTGCCGATCGACGTTCGCGCAATACTTGGAGGAGTGCCGAAACATGTACACGTGTTCGGTCTTCAGAACACCGGTGATCTTGCCGTCGTACTCCCCGGGTATGAAGTTCTCTATCTCCCGGACGACCGTCGCGTATTCCGTCAGAGACGGATTCCGTATGGACCCGGAATACGACGGAGACTCGAAGTCGCTCGTGCCGACGTCGGCGTCGTTGATCAGTTTGGTGAGGGTGCCGTACGACCGCAGAGACACGTCGAAGAGAACTTTCCTGACGGCCGCGAGCGAGGACGCCACGTCGATGCACTGCCGTTCCACCACGTCCTGACCGCGTTCTAGATCGTACGTGACTCTCGGCACGTACACGCGTCTGGGGTCGTCCGGTTTCGTCGACCACGGCAGCCTCATACCGCTCCCCTTGTGGACGGCGGCGTCGACTATCTCGCTCCACTCGTTCGAAAATGGGTTCTCCTCCACCGCGAGCGCGTCGAGCACCTTGTCGCGAACGTGGAGAGCCACGGTCGACGTCACGAATATGTTGCCGAACGTGAGGTGGACGCCGACCTTGACGCCCTTGGTGGTCTTCTTATAGATGTTCGACATGCACAACGTCACCGTCGTGGCCGAGATATCGAAAAGATCGGCGGTGGCCCCGCAAATGATTTTCAGTATCCTGCTCACGTCGTCGGGAAACTCGCCGTCGGTCATCATCTTCGCCAGAGGAGCGGTCGCGACGATGTCGAGATCGTAGAACATCCTGAATATCCTCGGTTTGTACTCGACGATACACGAGAACTTGCCCCCCTGTATCACTCCGCGAGCGTATTCCGACAGGAATTCTTCGTGAGCGCTCGTCGGGACGCACAGAACTCCCTTGTCGAGGAGGAGGTGCGACAGTTCTCCGGTGCGGCCGAAGTACCCTCTCTTTTTGCACCATCGAATCACGTGAGATTCAGACATTTTTATACTCTACGAGTAAAAAACATATTATATGGTATTTTTGTCGATATGACCGCGCTAAATTATCCTAAAAATAGTGTGCGCATATCGAAAGTTAACATGAGCGAGCGACCGTATCTGTGCGTGTATGCGAGCCAGGCGGCAGCGTGCATCGGCGAGAACAAATACAAGAAGATAGGCGACGCGGTCGAGACGTTCTGGAACAGAGCGGACTCCGGAAGCTACAAATCCGCCATGCGCAGAAACAGCATCCTGACGAACGACGAGATAGTGGAAAAGATCGAAAAGAACCACCCGAAGGTCGCCACGCTCCTCAAGGTGGCGTCGAAGGAGGAAGAGACGTCGACCGAAGTCGCGCAGAAATACGCGAAGCTGTCGGACGAGTTCGTGAAATACGCCGACGACAATTATTTCTCGGAGGACATAGCGGCGGTCGTCGACGACGCCATCAGGAAAACCACCTATACGACATACGGCAACGTGGCGGAACTCGACGTGTTCAAGTACATTCGCGAGACGCTCGACATCGACATCGTCGAAGACCCGTCGTTCTACAAGGACTCGCTCGGCACGGTTTCGACCGACTACGGCTCGTTCGAGTACTTCATCGGGGGGAAGATCGACGGCATCACCCGAGATCGCAAGATCCTTATCGAGATCAAGAACAGAGTCAATAGACTCTTCGGGAAACTGCCGACGTACGAGATGATCCAGGTTCAGACATATCTCCACCTCCTCAACGTGGACAAGGCGTTCCTGGTCGAGTGCCTCAAGTCGAAGGAAGGAGACGTCGTCGCGGCGAACGTGAACTGTATTTCTTTGAACAGAGATCGCTCGTATTTCGAGGAGGAAATCCTTCCAAGACTCGAAGGATTCGTTCACCTCGTCCTCAATCTCATACACGACGAGAAACTCCAGGACAAGTTCCTCATGTCGAAACGCCGCAACACGATGGCGAACCAGTGGATTCTTAAATATGTGAAGGAGAAGAACGAAAAGAAAGCCGAGAAGTCGTGACCTCTACAATTTTCAAGCGCTTAGTACGATTTCCTATTTCGTCGATATAAGCTTATATCGACGTTTTCGTCTTTCAGAAAATATCCTGTTTTCTCAGAAAATCTGGTTTTTGTCATTTGACCCAGGCGCCTTATATCGACGACATCGTCTATAAAAGGAAGCCGCTGACCGCAACAGCAGCAAATCAATATGTCCCGATACGTCGCACTCATCGCGATCGCGCTCACAGTGATCGCAGAGACCGCCGACGCTCGCCGCACGCTGATGAGCGGCGAAAAGGACACGGGGTGCTACGGTTATTATGGTTACAGGGGCATCGCCAACCGTCCTTCCGAGCACGCGCCAGTCCGCCGCCTTCTCGGCAAGTCGCTCACCCAGTCGTATTTCGCGACGATCGCGACGACCCCGACCGTCTGGTCTACCACTATCGTGACGCCTCGTTGGTATTTTGCTGACACGAATGGATTCGCAAGCGCAAAGAACCAGTACGTCGGCTCCGGGTTCCTGACCGTGGCAAAGGACGTGCCCCACGGATCCGGTGCCCTCTCGGTGGCTTACCAGATCACCACCACCAAGGTGAACGCCGGATACACGTGGATGACGATCGTGCTCACGAGCAACGGGAAGACCGTCGGAGAGCTGAACGGGCAGACGTCACTTCTACCTGGGACGTCCATCAAGGGGAGCGCGGCAGTCCACTTCACTTAGTATCGTATTTTACGTTAAAAAATGCCCGTGAAAAATATATCACCCTTATGTAAATGAGCGCTCCCAACTTTCCTCCAGACCTATGGGGACCCGGTTTTTGGTTCTCTGCAATTCATCTACCAGCGCTCCGGTATCCGATCAAACCGACCGCAGAAGACAAGAAACATTTCGGAGATTATATAAGAAGCATGGTGTACATCATTCCTTGTGACGGATGTTGCAAGGGCTTTAAAGCGATCCTCGAAATGACCAAGTTTGGTGCTAAGGATCTCAAGTCCAGAGATGCACTCTTCGCATGGTCGGTGAAAGCGCATAGTTTAGTTAACAAAAAGACTGGAAAGCCAGAGAGAAACGATCCGGAGATGTGGAAGAAGCAGTACATGAAACTCGCCATCTGATCATTGAATATACTCGTCGCCGACCCCGAAGTTCAGCAACGCGAGTCGAGCGGCCTCCTGTTCCGCGTCCTTCCTCGTCGTCCCCGTCCCTTCGGCGAGCTTCCGTCCGTCCGTCGAAACGGACACTTGAAAAAATGAATTCATCCCCCCGCGTTCGAAAATGGTTTCGTACGACGGCTTCGCGAGTTCCATGAGACGCGCGTATTTAGAGAGTCTGTCTTTGTGATTCCCGTCCACGAGGAGTTCCCGGAGGTTCGCATGCTTCCCCAGCACGTTCATGAAGAAATATTTGGCGGCGTTGAGTCCGAGATCTAGATATATTGCCCCAAT